GTTGGGATTGGCACTGGTTGGAACCAGTACAAGAGCCTGTCACGGTGTGTAAATTACATAGATCTCCCTTTTCGGGGAGAATGTGATTTACGTTTTCTTCTTGGTCTGCTATGCTCCGTTTCTACATTTCGGGCCTTCTCTTTTGTGAGAAGGTGTAGGGCGGATACTAGCTTGGCGTGACGTGACTGGTCACCTTTTAGGTGAGGGTCATCCTGCACTTCGGTAAGAAGCCTGCGTAAGTAGGCAACATTACTTTGTCTAGGATCTCCGTCTCGATGACGGATGACGTACTGATGAGGCTTTAAATCCTCAATGCGACAAGACCCTTTTAAAGGGGTCTCTTCCTTACGCTCTAGGAAAGTCTTTTGGACTGCCTTGAGCCTAGGCGCATGCCAAAAATCCAGGAGGTCGAACGCTTTGCGTCCAACACCCTCCTCATACCAAACTGGAACCCAGGTTGGTGGAGGAGGACCAGGAATGTTACTCACGAAAGTGAGGCAATCCTGATACAGATCCCGGTATGGAATGACCATGTCTTTCACTTCCTTACTAGTTGTGAATTTAATCAGGAACTCATCGAGAGGACCTGGATTCACACCTAAACCGCCCATGGCTTTATGTCCTTTTAAAAGGAATTTAGCCACGGTTCGCTGAGCAGGGTTGAGATAACCAACTGAGTTCGGACCAAGATTCTTTACAAAATCGAAGAACGAACGGTCAGATACGTTTCTCCACTTATAACCTTTACCGTAAGAACGGGGGGTTATAGTGTAGCCTGCAAACTCGGCTAAGTAGCGAGAACTAAAGGACTTGCCCTCTGACACTTTACAACCAAGGTTGTTCAGGGTCATCCGGTAAGCCCTTGCTACTTCATCGTTGTTAATTACAACGTCGTCACCTAACACCCTAAAGGTCTTAGATGGAACGAGTTTCCGCTTGTGACACATACCTGCTAATAGTAGGTTGTGTGTAAACGCAAAGGCGGCGAAAGAAGGTCCGAGGCCTTGTGGTTGGCCTCGGGTGAAAGAAACTGTTTCGAACTCACCCGTTTTAAGGGTGGTTCCCCAGTCCGACTTGGATACGCGGTCCATGATTTCTATCATGGTCCGCTGTCTATCACCATGGAAATGGAGTTTCAGCATCTCTTTCTGAAACTTCCATGGGAACAAGTTAGTGGCGTCCGAGAGGTCAATAGAATGAACTCTCATGCCTTCTTTTAACCAGTTCTGAATTGGCTTGATAGCCGAGAACTGGTCATGTGTTACATCAGTAGGGAGAACCCTCAATGCGTTGGTAATATCCTCTTTAAGAGGTTCCAAAGCAGCCTGAATCACACGAGAAGGATTAGCGACAAGCCTGGATTTATATCCAGGTTCTTGAATGACGCTAATGACACCCACGTTGTGTGCTGGGCCTTCGTTAGAAGGGAAAGGTTTTTGATTGAAGAAATCGTGAACAGGGATCACACTATCAAAGTGATCCTTGAACTCGCCGACAATTTTACGTACCTGATAGCTGCGGGCGCCATGCAAAAACATGGCCATGTGGTTAGTCTCATATTCAGTTTTACCTGTTTCTGAGAAGCCACTCGGTCCACGCTTCCCTGAAGTGCAATACTCCAGGAAGGTAGGTGGACACCTGCTATCTAGGGTAATAGGGCGTAAGCCCAACCCTTCTTGTCTCCTAGCAAACCAACTAGGATCCATTCCCAACTTCGGATATGAGCTGAGCCCTGTTTTAACAGGACTCTCCATAGAACCGAAGAATTTGGTACGTTGGTCTTTAGTCATCTCCTCTGCTATAAAAACAGAGTAGATCTTTAGACCTGTAAGAACTTTGGAAAAGTTCCTACGTGAAGATCCTCGGAAGAGTCTCTTCATTGGGCCCTTGGGAAGGCCATTATTGTCTAGAGCAAGCCACAAGTTTGGCTTGAAGTTCTTAGATCCAGCTATCCTGTGAAGGTATAGTGAATTAAGATCTTTGAACCTTTTTACGGTCCACTCTTCACCGTTGCACCTGACCCACTTCCCAATTTGGGTTATGATGTCAGATGACTCTTGTTTGGTTAATCCCAAACTCATGAGTCTACTGCACATTGAAGCTCTATTCATATGCTCACATTTACGTGATGTTTATGATAGATCCATGCAACAAAGTCACATGGCATTACAGATC